TCCTAAGTTAGATTTCATGGAATTATACATATCGAAGAGTGGAGATAATAACCCAGGTCTCTTAGCAGGACCAGAGGCACCAGCTTTACCACCAGCGATACTAGTTACTTTACCAGTACCTTTAGATTGTAAGATTTCTCTTGCAGCTTGTTTACGTCCTTCTAAGTTAGCATCTGGCATATAAGGACGTTCATATTTTGTACAGAAGATCTCTGTTGCTCTATCAATATTGCTAGTTTCAGCAAAGAACTCAGCAGCAGCCGCAGATTCAGAACCTTGTAATTCATATTTGATGAATTGTAATTGGATATCCAAATCAGATGGATCTTTACCAGCTCTTTGAGCATATTCAGCGAGGCTACCTTTACGATCATCCCATTGACAGAGACCGAAGCCACCACCGCCACCATATTCACTAATAGCTGGATCAAATCCAGATTCAATAGCCATATTACCCATGATCGCTGCAGTATGAATATCACCAAATCCTAATCCTTGGAGTTTATTCCAAATGATAGGTACATTGCCTTCAATACCACGACCAAATCTAATACCTTGACCGAATTTACCACGACCAAATCTTCCTCTACCGAAAGCATTTGCTGTAGTAGTATTACGTAATACGTCTCGGATATTATATTGCATATTATCACGATTAGACTCAGGGTCTTGGATTGTAACTTTACCAGTGCTTGGATCGTAACCAGTTGCTGTTACATAGTGAGGATAAGACCCGAATGGATGAGCACTAGATGTACCAGATTTAGATTCACCTTGAAGTACAACTGGATTACCAGATTTCAAAGCATTGATTGTACCACTAGCATCAGTAGAATAAGATGTAGCACCATGGCTTGCAGCATAGCCTTCAAAGAAGGATGGAGCAACACCAGTATCAGTACCCTTATACCCCCCGGAAATAGCGAAATTAGAAGCTTCGGCTGGATTAATCGTACCTGCACCAAGGGCTTTGAGAGCGTTAGCACCAGCAACTGGACCACAACCAGAATCTCCAATAGTTTGATTTATACTATCTCCAGATGTATTAAAGTTAATACTTGCATATCTAGGATCAGTTTGTTTAAAGTATTTACCTGTACCTAAAACTTGAGCTTGTAAGTCACCAGCTTGAGATGCAAGATTACCCATTAAACCACTAGTTCCTTGGGAAAGCTTATTCATGTTATTTTGCATGCCATTTAATAAGCCGCCACCATTAGCAATACCTCTACCAATGTCTACAGGACCATTTTTACCAGTACCTTGAGCACCCGGTGTAGGACCAGACTGTGAAGCTACCTGTTGAGCATTCGGTTTATAAGCAGGTTGTTTATTACTGCTATCTCCACTAAATGCAGTCTTGATATCATCTATGAAGCCTTTATCTTTATCATATACTTGATCATTATATTCTTCAATAGTATCGATTTTCTTTTCAGCAGTTTGATTATATTGGTTTAATGCAGCCAATGCACGTTGTTGCATAGGAGCAACTGTATCAGTTAAATCCCAAATATAAGCTAATACTTTAAAGAATAATTGAGGTCCGATTACACCGAATAATAATGAATCGACAGCAGATGCTAAACCAGCTACCCATTTGATATCTTCATTTGGAGGTTGTTCATCAGCAAGACAATCTGCAACGTTATACCAACGGCTAATACCAGTTGTAACAGATGCAGCTAAGTCTAATGCAGTAATAATAGCAATTACGATACCACCAATACCAGCAGTCATTACTGTAGCACCTAAGTAAGTACCAGCTTTAGCTACTAACTTACCGAATTTAGTAGAAGCTTTAATACCATCCAAAATCATTTCAGCTAATTTAGGAGCAAATTGTGCACCCTTCTCAGCTAATTTAGGAATATAAGTAGAAACTTTCTCTAAACCTTTAGTTAAGATATCTTTTAAGAAGTCTACAACTTTATCTGTAGCTTTAGATGCAATATCTCCAACTTTACTGATACCTGATTTAACCAAGTCAGTCATTTTAGAAATTACACCACTGTTAGCAATAGATGCTTTAGCAGTTCCATCTAATAAAGAAGAACCAACTACTCCAGCTCTATCTCTGATAGCCCAACCTATTCTGGATAAACCATTCTTAGTAGCACCAAAGGCTTTATCCATCATAGAAGAAGATAGTTTACCTAATCTACTAGCTTTAACAGCATCTTCAGAAGTCTTAGCAATCTTACCAAGATCCTTACCGAATTTAGTAGATTTATAAATACCAGCACCTAATTTAAGTGCAGTACCTATACCTTTACCACGACGTAAGGCTGTAGTGAAACCGCCAATTCCTCGTGCAAATTTATAAGCTTTACCACCACCGAGTGCCGCAGCTTTACCTACACTAGCAATAGCTTTACCAGCTTTATAAGCCTTATATCCGACATATCCAGCTGCACCTGTAGCAACTGCCATAGATGTAGGATCACCACTAGTAAACATATCCCAGAGCATATTAGCCCCAGCTTTCATACCATCTAAAATCATTGGAAGTACTGCATCTTTTAAGAAACCACCAACTGCTGGTAAGATTGTATGAGTTAAGATTTTACCTAATTCAGGAAGCATTGGTCCAATGAAGGATAATAATAAACCACCACCAAGGATAGTTCCTAATCCACCAAATAAACCACCTTTACCCATTACGCTATCTACGATATCATGTAAGAAACCTTGAGATTTTTCCTTAACATTCTTGGCACCTTCTTTAGCAGAATCACCAAAACCTTTAAGTTTACCAAGAGCTTTAGAGAATATAGAACCTTGACGTTCAGCATTCTTTTCATCTTTAGCATCTTCTTCTTTTTTCTTATCATGAGCAGATTCAGTGTCAGCTTTATTTCTAGAGCCGTCTGTGGATACATATGTCTCATTGCCATTTTCATCTACAGAACGTTGACCAGTAGAACCTGTATTAGCAATAGCTGTAGCTTGACTAGCAGAAGCTGTTTTAGGAATAGCAACACCAGCTATAGCAGTAGATGCAGAGGATGCACCTTTATTGAGACTCTTAGCAAATGCTACTTTAGTATTAGCACTACCATTATCAAACATATATCGATTATTCCATGCCCATTCTGCATCGTTAACAGAAACGGATGGATCCATACCATAACCAACAAGAGTTGCTAAGAACTCAAGTTTATCTTCTGGCATTTTAATATATTTAGAAATAGAATCTGTGAATTCAAATTTCTTATCACCACGGCTCATATACGTAGCGATTTTGATAAGGCTCATGAATGCAGAGTCAGTAAGTTTCTCACGAGCTAATGCTGATGGATCACCAATAGACTTAATAGCCATAGGACCCATTACCATTGCTAATTGAGAGTAACGTTCAATAGTCTTAGTATCAAGTTTAGCTAATTGATCTAAGTTAATTTCCATATCTTGAGGTAAAGCTTTAAGAGCAGCAAGTCTACTTTTATTACCTTTACCAGTAAAGGAGGAAGCACCCATTACGCTACCAGATACTTTAAGATGACTGAAGTTATTATCAATAATCTTTTGATTATTAAGATAGCTTTTCTTAAGAGCATTATTTTTAGCTTTAGTAAGATCAGCTTGTCTAGTACCATCAAAGTGTTGATCGTCATAACCACCATGATCATTTTTGATTAAGTTATCTCTAATTTCTTCAAGAATAGAGTTAGTAGATTGCATACCTTCAGCTACGTTCTTAGCTTCTTCGGATGTAAACTTTTCACCATTTTTACCAATCAAACGTTCCGCAGTTTCTGCACGATCACGTTCAGCACTAACTTGATCTAAAGCAATGCCAAGAGATTTTCTATCTGTAGGATCAATATTAAGAGATTTAAGATGAGCTCTAGCATTTTCGATCTCTTTGTTAGAATATTTCTTCTTACCGATAGCAATTTGAATTCTAGGCATTTCTTTTGCAAAGATATTAATTACTTTTGTACGATCAGACTCAGGGATATCTAAGCCATTGATTAGACTCATAGCCCCACGTTCGTCACCATCATAAGCATATCTTGCAAGCTGTTTAATAACACTAGCAGGTAAATACTTCTTAAGACCATCTTCCAAACGTTTAACAGCTTTACGTTCTTCGCCGCCACCAATTTTGAATTGGCTCTTCATAACGCTTAAGCTACTTTCAAGTTTAGTTAAGTCTTCTACAGAAGCATTAGCCATATATTGGTCTCTAGTCTTAGTACCATAATCTTCAGAACCCATGATGTTAAGACGTTCTTGAGCACTAAGATGATCAGCTTGACCCTTACGGATCATTTTAGCATTACCCCAGTTATTGAATTTACGTAAACCAGAGCCAATACCTCTTATAGGAGCACCGACCACAAATTTAGTTAAATCTCCAATACCACTAAAGCTACGACCCAATACTCTACCTACAGGACGCAATACCATATCTGATAATTGCTTACCAATAAGCATACTGAATGGACCGCCAAAAGCTTTCTCTAGAATATTAAACATGCCATATTTTAGGCTACGTCCCATATTCTTGAAAGATTGGGCAATCATCTTACCAGTACCTTTTAGAGGACTGAATAAGTTATAATCCATAAACTTATAGAAGTCTTGATATAAAGTTGTACCAAAGCGACGTAATGGATTTACTACATGGTCTTTTAAAGCACCAACTAGACCACCTTCACGTTCACCTTTTTCATTCTTTTTACCAAGAACCATATCATGGAATTTACTAGATGTACCAATAAGACCTAAACCAGCTCCAAGACCAAAGTTCATTAATAAACCCATTCCTGTAGGATCTAGTAAAGCAGCAGCTCCACCAAAACCAGCAATCTTAGGCATATTCTTTTTAACGTAGTCTTGTACTTTCTTAGGAATGATACCATCTTTACGACCTATCTCTTTACCATCTTTATCATAATAAGTTTTACCGAAGATTCTTTCGTTAACTTTCTTATTATTCTTAGCAAGAGAATAAGCACCACCAATAGCGATAGCACCAACTGGACCGAATCCAAGCATCAAGCTAGGAATAATACCAGCAGCTGCACCTTTACCAATGTCAGGCATATATTTCTTAAACAATGCTTGTTGTTTACGACTAATAAGACCACCAGCACGGGATCCATCAGCCATTTCTTCACCGAATAAGAAATTCTTAGCAGTATCACTTTCACGGATAATATTAGCAGCAGCACCAACTGCGGCACCAGCTAATAATCCACCAGGACCGAATATTGCTGTTGCTCCTAAAGCACCTGCACCTGCCATTACACCAGTACGACCAGCAAACTTAGCAGTATTACCTCTAAGTTTAGCAATGTCACTAGTAAGGGATTTAGATACTTCTGGATCTAAAGTCTTAGCATAATCCTCAAATTTATCTAAGCCTGTTTCCCAAGCAGAAGATACTGAAGCTTTAGCTACTTGACCAAGAGCACTACCATCAGTAGATTCAACTTTACCAGCCATTCTACCAACAGCAAATTCTAAAGCACTACCTACAACTTCACGTATAGTATTACCTTGAATACCATTAGGAAGTTTATCCTTAACAGTTTGAAGGAAGTTTTTACCTTGAAGTTGGTTACCACCTTCAGCATGAGAGAAGATCTTATTCTTTAATCTTAACTCATCTTGTTTATCTTTTCTACTATTAGCTTTATCTAAGTCTGGATTGAATGGATTCAATTCAGATGGAATAATTAATTCACCTTTAGATACAGTAGTTAAAGCAGTCTCTGGTACAGATAGAGAACCAAATGCATATCCATTAGAGAATACACGTTTAGCTATCATTTCAGCTTGACTACCAGTAGAGCTTGGAGCAGCACTTATTTTCTTTAAGTTAACTTTCTTAGGTTTAAAGCCATACATGATTTGCTTAGCAGCAGCTTCTAAACCAGTATTGAAAGAAGATGGAGCAGCCACTATAGGTTTAGGACCACTAATCATTTCAGATACTTTATTAGTTGCACCAAGAATACTATCCTTAGCAGCACCTTTAGCATCATTGAACCAATCTAAACCAAAGCTTTTAGCAAAGTCTTTTACTTTACCCCAGCCTTTCTTTACGATAGGTTCCCATAACTTCTTATCTAACCAATCTCTGACTTTAGTGAAAGTTGTCTTTAATTCAAAAGCCATCTTATCATAGAATCCACGGATTTGATTGCCATCCTCATCTTTTTCACCAGTTTCATGATCAAAGAAGAATTCATATAAACTATCATCTACTTTAGTAATTACTTCAGCAGCAAATAATCTAGGATTTCTAAGAATAGTGGACCAGTTACTTAATGCAGCTTTACCTTTACCCTTAATGCCTTTAGCGCCAGTAACATCATCAAACTTGCCTTTATCTTTAGAGAAGACATTACCAAGTTTATTTACATCCAAATCATCAATGGTCTTACCTTGATCGTTAGGATCTATTGGAGCAGCTTTATACTTATTGCGATCAGCACGAGCTAAAGCTTCCTCTGTGGTAACAGCACGGTTTTCCTTTAATACACTATATTTAATATAATCAGTATCAATATAGTCAGGAATAGCCATACTATTAAGTCTATTCTTAAGACCTAAGTTTTTACCTTTACGTAATCCACTGGTACGAATTAAGTAAAGTTCAGAAAGCATGGCTTTGAAGATAGATTGTTGTTCATCCATCTTCTTAGACATCAAGTCATTATTTTCAGCTATAAGATTTCTAGTAGCACCTTTGTTTTTGCTACGATTAGAAAGCATAGCCTCAGAAGACCAACCAGCTTTCTCTTCACGGTCATAATAATTAGCTTTAGCTCTATGACTATCCGCATATTCAGCTGCTAGAGTTTTGCTTTCTTTACGAGTTCTAGATCCTTGAGCAGTACGGAGATATTTTAAGATTTTACCAAATTGATCATCACCATAACGTTCCATTACAGCATCCCATGATCCACGGCTTTCCCATAAAATATCTTCCACATCAGGAATCATCTCAGTTAGACGTTTTAACTCATTAGCAGAAAGACCTTTAGCTTTTGCTAATTGTTTTAAGTCTGACTGTAAAGCATTTCTAATACCAAAACCAGCTCTATCTTTATAAGATTGATCTTTTCTCTTCTTCTCTCTTTCGAGAATCTTCATAGAAGAGAATTTACCCTTATCAAAGTCATAAACACGTTCTTCACCACCCAAGAGTGATTCGATACGTGCTAAGTAAGCTGGGATAACTTCTACGATAGACTTACGGGTCATACCATCGAAAGGTACTTGACCTTTGATGTATTTACTAGTATCGATCTTATCTTTATTAGCTACTTTGACACTAAAGATACTAGCTAAGATACCACCTACACCATCTTTATCTTTGGCACGTAGTAGATCAGCATTGATTTGATTAAATAAACCAGTTAAAGTTTTATTAAACCCACCAATAGCTTTTTCTAATGGTTTACCCATAGCTTGTTGAACAAGATATGCTGGAATAAACTGCATTGGATTAGCAGCTAAACCCATGATCATTTCTTTGCTCATCATACCAAGACCTAAATTCTCAGCTTGGTCGACAAATCCTTTTCTGACATGCTTACCATAAGCACCCCAGTCCATTATACCGCCAGAGAGAATATCAGTGATATCTTGTTTAAGAGCTTTACCTTGACGCTTCTTCTCTGCTTCTCTTGAGATATTCCAATCTTTGAAACGCTCACGTTCCATATCAAGGAGTTCTTTCAAGATAGCATTGTTTTCACGTTGATATTTTGTGGACTCTTCAAAGAACTTGGTTGAGTTTTCAATATGCGTCTGCATGTTTGTAGTCATGAAGTTTTGCATATTGCCCATTGTAGTACCAAGACCCATGATGGAGTTATTTAAGTTACCAAATAAACGTTCTTGTTGTGCAAACATAAATGATGCAGTCTGTTTAGTTACATCTGCATTATACTTAGCTGCACTCATAATGGTACCAGAGATTTGATCTGCACTAGCTCGAGATGCATCATGTACAGTTTTAGCTATAGCCTTATCACCAGTGGTAATATCTAGACTAGTATCACTATCATCGCCACTTACATCTTCATCAAAGTTCCAATCAAAATCATCATCGCCACCACCAAACATGATTTTATCTTCTCTGTCTTGATTCCAGAGTTTACCAGATTTTAAATCTTCTTTGGCACTTTTGAAGGCTAGGTTAGACGCTTCATATGCAGTACTTTTCATTAAATATTCTTGAGCTTTTTTGAAAGTCTGTCTATAATTAACGATAGCACTTACAGTTTCTTTAGTAGCGGTACCAGCCTGATCAAACGTTTTATATGTAGTCTCATAATTTTCTTTAAAACCTTTAGCAGCAGCATATTGTACTGACTTACCAAGGTTCTTAAGATAGTTTGTGATCTTGAGTCCCAATATAAGGTCCTCCTTTCTTTTAAGATTATCCTAATGTTCAAAATGACAACATATACCGCCCAAGGATCATCTAAGACCCTTGGGCAGATATATGCATTGGATTGTGAGGAATTTTGTAATGAAACACATGTGTACTTTAGCAACACGTACACTACCTATATGTTTGACAATACAATACCCCTAAGGACTATTAAAGCCCTTAGGGAATACTGTATTAGTTTGGATTGAATATAAAGATAGGATGTATGTAGTTGGAAAGCTAAAATATCATTCATCCTACAATTATATGTAACCCGCATATTAGAAAGCTAATATGTCTAAAGCATCTCATTATAATGTATTGATTATAGTAAAATACCCCTAAGGTGGTTGAACCACCTTAGGGAATATCTTACTTGTGAGATTGAAATATGACCTATATAGTGAGATATATAGAAATTTATTTCTTAATCCATGCTGGACAAGGACTAGAAACCTTAATAGAATCGTATGGACTAACCTTAACTTCAGCTTTTTCATAGATAGGTTTGCCAGCAGCATCTACACCAACTTGTTTAGGGTAAGAACGTGTAGATTCTTTGATTTCTTTTTTGATCAAAGATACGTTAGATTTTTCTCGTCCACCAAGACCAATTTTGCGGTTGGTCTGTAAGTATGTATTTAAGAATTCTTTGGATACTGTCAACATACTTTCCGCATCAGATTTTTTAGCTTCATAGCCAGCAACCAAGGAATCAGCTTCTTCTTTGCTAATTTTAGTTGTAGCTACAATAGCGTTAGAGATAACACTACGGAATTCTTTAGCTGGTGCAACTGTACCAACTTTACCGGTTTTGTCATAAACACCTACTTCATAAGAAGTATCGTTTAAGAATGCTTGCATAATACGAACTTCATCTTTATGAGATGCAGATGCATTTGTTAAGTTGTCTTGTACGTCTTTAATCAACGCAAGAACTGTTTTTTCTTTTTCCATGATTCAATCCTCCTAAAATAAAATTATGGAACTTCGATTACATTTGTGTTACATGTGTTATATTTTAATACGCTAGGGTATTAATAATGAATTAATCGAACGATTTAGCGTTCTCGATAATAGCTTCTACTAGCTTAATCTTACCTTTAGATTTAATAAAATCATTAAGTTCTTTATGAGTCATCTTAGATAACTCAACTATAAAGTCTTTTTTATCCATTTATATTAATCCTCCGTACTTAAATGTACAGGATAAGGTAGAATTTGACAGACGAAACACCCGTAGGCTAGGGGGTAGCCTACGGGTATTATGATTGCATTTGTCTGTTTTTAGGGATTATTCTTTCGAGAAGAATACAAAATTGCTTGCTCTCTTTAAAGCATGATTCGTAGTTTGGGGTTAGTACGAATTTGACGGTTTGTATATATTACAATACCAAGTTATTAATATGAATAACTCTATAAAAGAACGGTAAGATTGAATCTTCTTATAATATTAATCGCCCCTTATCATGGATCAAGTATATATTGATATCAATTTAAGTATAGACCTAAAAGTGTAAAAGATTTATAGTTTTGCAGTTAGAAATTAATATTCATTATAGTCATTGTCTTAACATTAATTATTCAGCGGTAACAAAACTCTGTGTTTAATAATAATTTGGAGTCTATACATAACAAAGACATCAATAGTTATCTTGAATTACGTTTTTACTTTTTGGCGTGTTTTTATAATAGGTTAACCTTACTACTTAATTGTTATATGAGAATTAAATGAAAAATGAAGTTAAACGATATGATTTTAACAATAGAATAAATGAAGGAGGTACTACAATGCCTATTAATATAGATAAGGTTAAACCTTTCAGACTACTTAAGACTCCATTCTTTACTCCTTTCAATGTGAAAGATAAACGACATGGTAGTGCTATTTTCTTAATGACTAAAAGCTTAGAGCAATCTAAACAATTGATAGAGCATAAGCTTATTAGCAATCTAAATATGTTTAATTCATACTTCCTTGAATGGAATGCTATGTATTTACTTAAACCTAATAGAATTATAAATGATGACTTAGAAGTTGATGATGTATACAACTCTAAAGCATATGGTAATAATCCTATAATGACAGAATCTCACTTTGAAGATTCTGAAAATCTATTCTTCTTCTCTGAAGCTACTCCTGAGGGAGTATTAGATGTACGATTAAGAAGAATCTTATATCGTGAAAGACTACGTAACTTTAAGGAAGTTAAGCTTAGAGTAAATAGAATCAAAGAAGAGTGTAAATACATTAAGTATACTTACCCAACTATCGACAAGTATAAGAATAAGAATATCTATGTCGACAACCATATCTATAATAAGATCTTCACTATGAGTGAGACTTATAATAGAGATAAAGCTATTGACTTGCTATATGCTTTATTTGATCGATTCATTAATAATCCTAACTATGATAGCTATACTAGAAAGACTGTACTAATTCCAGTAAACGAATGGGCTAGTGATATCCCAACTACTGCTTTATTTGAATTTAGTAAATCTATCAATCCATTCTCTATGATAGTTAGACTCTTTAAGAAACCTAAAGAGAACTTAAATAAACTAGCTGGTATCGACTTTATCTTTATTGGTAATGATAGCTGGTTCAAAATGAAAATGGAAGATTTAGATATGAAGAATCTAAATCTCTTCAAGACTAATATCTTAAAGATCAGAAATAATGATATCGTAGAAGATAACGTTCCTGAAGATAAAGATGATATTAAGACTAGACTTATTGGTAAGATTGAAGACTTAACTGGTATTGAAGTTAATAATATCAGTCGTGTTCGTGAAGTAGATCCTACTGTTCCAATTAAAGCCGAATTACATGATGAACCTAAGTTGATTGTCGCTAAAGGCATCACTGGTGCAGATCAAGTTATAGATCCAACTAAGATTGAGAAACCTACGGAAGATAAAATTAATCAATCAGTTGAGGCTATCGTAGACTATACTAAGAATGCTGAAGAAGCAGAGAAAGAAATGGATAACTCTGTAGACTTGAAAGAGTTAATCTTACAAGCTAAGAATGATCAAGATGATACATTCAAGATCTCTGCTACTCGTAAAGCTCGTATGGATGATCTTAATGATAAATTCTTAAAAGAAAAGATTGCTAACTCTACTATTGCTGAGTTAGTTGCAATTGAAGATACTCCATTACAGGCTACAGATTTATCTAGTAAAGTTGAGACTATTGATGATGAATGGGCTAACTTAAAGAAACCTAACTTTGAAGCTGATTATAATATCGATGCAGATATTATGAAGTGCTTACATTCTTTATCTCAAAATAAAGATGTGCCAATGAGTGTAATCGATGTAACAGTAGAAGATAGATCCACATCTGAAGATTCTATTTTAACTTATACAGTTCACTTAGAAGACTCTTTAGGTAAACGACATACATTACGTTTTGATATGCCTAAGATTATTAATAAACGTTTCTTACGTTTACGTGGTAATGATAAGATTATCCCAGGTCAGTTAATTAACCTACCTATCATTAAGACTGATGAAGATACAGTTCAAGTAGTATCTAACTACAATAAGATCTTTATCACTAGATATGGTCAAGTTGGTAAGATAAATCAATCTACTAATGCTTTAATTAGAGCATTGACTAAACTTAAAGAAAATAATTACAAGCTTGATGTAAAAGATGGTGATGCTGTAGCTAGTCCATCTAAGATTGACTTAGGTAATAATGCTAAGATCTCTGCTAAATATGAATTACCTGCAGAATATGTAGAGTTATCTAAGATCTTTAATAAAGTAACTACTAGCGATGGTAGAGTATACTACTTTAATAGAGATGAACTTATCCATAAACTTGAAGAAAAGAAAGTTAAAGTTGAATCCGATCAAGGATTTATGGTTGTTGGTATTACTAAAGATAATCAAGCTATTACTGTACCAGAGACTGGTGTATCCTCAGCTTTAATAAACCATTTAGGTATACATGAATATGCTTATACATTTATGAAACCTGGTGCTAGAATGACTTATTCTCAAGCTAGTATCTTGAATAGTAAGATTCCTCTTATTGTAGTTATGGCATATACAGCTGGATTAACTGGAGCATTAAATGCTGCAGGAGTTGAATACAATCTAAGCGAGAAACGTCCTACAAATACTAAAAACTACTTTAGATTCAACGATGGTTTCTTATCTTTTGATGATAATTATACACCTGATGCGGCATTGTTAGTAAATGGCTTATCAGTAATCAATACTCAAGAGTATTCTTTGACTGATATTGATACAAAGGCTATGTGGTTAGATGTATTAGATGACTTTGGTGGTCGTAATAGAGCAGATGGTTTAGATTCATTTGCTAACTTAATGATGGACCCTATAACTGTAGAAGTATGTAAGACTTATAAACTTCCTACTGACTATATTGAAGTATTAGCATATGCTAGTAGCCTATTGACTACTAATAAATTCAATCGTCATACTGATATTACTGGTAACCGTTTCCGTACAAATGAACGTTTAGTTCACTTCTTATACAAATCTCTAGCAACTAGCTATGGTATGTATCTACGTGAAATCAAAAACAATCGTAAAGATGCTAAGATGACTATGAAACAATCTGCAGTTATCGATATGGCATTATCTGATGTAACTACAAGTGACCTATCTAAGTTATCTCCATTATTGGAATTAGAATCTGCTAATACAGTTACATTCAAAGGCTTATCTGGTATGAACTCTGATAGAAGTTATTCTTTAGATAAACGTACTTATGATAAGACAATGATTAATAAGTTATCTATGTCTACAGGTTTCTCTGCCACTGTAGGTATTAACCGTCAGTCTACTATCAATATGGGTATTGAATCCACTAAAGGTTATATTAAATCTGGTGGTGAACTAGATAGAATGTCTGATGCTAATACATTATCTATCACTGAAGCATTAACTCCATTTGGTACAACTAGAGATGATCCATTCCGTACAGCAATGACATTTATCCAAACATCTAAGCATGGTATGAGAACTACAGAGCAAGATCCTTTATTAGTAACTAATGGTGCAGACCAAGCATTACCATATTTAACTTCTGATACATTTGCTCATAAGGCTAAATGGAATGCAGTAGTTGAAGAGATCACTAATGACTACATGATCATTGCTAATAAATCTAACCCGAAAGAGAAAGAATTTATCGATTTACGGGAGAAAGTAGAAAAGAACTCCGATGGTGGTTTCTTTATTACAATCAAATTAGATACTTTTAAAAACTATAAGAAAGGTGATTCCATTAAAGCTGGAGACATTGTAGCTTATGATAAATCTAGCTACGCTGATACAGTTGGTGTTGGTAACCTAGCTTATAATATTGGTACTTTAACTAAGATTGCTATTATGCATACAGATAAAGGCTTCGAAGATAGCGCTATTATCTCCCAAAGTTTATCTGAAAAGATGGCATCTGAAATCGTATTACAAGTTGATATGTTAATGGATGCTAAAGATATCGATATCCAATGTGTAGAAATTGGTAAACAACTCCATGAAGGTGAAGTTATCATGTCTTACCGTGCAGCATTAGAAGATCAAGATGCTACTGATATCATCAATAAGATGGTACAAAAGAATGCTGGTAGTGATTCTAAAGAATTAATGGATGAAATCGGTAAGATTAAAGTTAAATCTAAAGTAACTGGTAAACTCCAAGATATTAAAGTTTATTCAACTATTCCAACATCTGAAATGTCTAAATCTTTAGCTGCATTTGTTAATAAATACAACGGTCCAATTGATAAGATGAAGTCTAAGTTAGGTAAACTTGGTATCGATGGATCTCAATATGGCACTTCTGGTGTATTACCTCCTGTGGGTAAACTAAAACATTGTGAAGGTAAAGTCTTAGTAGAATTCTACATCAAATATTACGACAAAATGTCTGTTGGTGATAAACTAGTATACTTCTCTGCCCTTAAAGGTGTAGTAAAAGAAATCTTCCCTGAAGGTAAAGAACCTTACTCTGAATATCGACCAGATGAAAAAGTACATAGTTTCCTTCCAGTAGGTTCTATCAATGCTCGTATGGTAACTTCAGTATTAACTCTAGGTGCTATCAATAAAGTATTGATTGAATTAGATCGTCATGTTAAGGATATTATGGGTGTTAAATGGGATCCTAATTCGTAGGATCCCTTAACACATTATTAAATATAATTTTATTTAATTTAAAGGAGGATATATCATATGGCTAAAGAGAATAACCCTCAGTCTACTATGATTACTAATAAAAATTACCAACACGTTAGCAACGTACCTACATATATTCGTAAATACCCAGATGACTACTCTCAAGTAGTTGGTATATGCCGTAAAGGTCAAGTAGTACATGCTGACTATATCGTACCTGGATTTATTTACCATCGTGATGGTAGTAAACCAACTCTAACCGATAATATCTGGATTAAATTTGAACGTGGCTATGTACGTCGTGTATCCATGCTTGGTTCTACTAACTACTTTGAAGAATATAAAGGCTTTGAAGACTATCCAGCAGCTGATGAAAAAACAAAATATGGTGATGTTGTAATGCTTAGAAAAGGTGCATTAGATGCTTATGGTCGTCCATTGGATGATAAAGACTATGAACCAGCAACTCATATTGTAGCATTACTTGATTCTTCTAAACAATTAGCTTTACTCGGTTATCCAAAAGGTATTCAAACTTGGGTATGGCGTAAAGATTTGAAAATGGTCCAAAAGTCTGACGGATTCTTCTTCTCTGAAGGAACTTTGAATCCAGACTTGGGAAAATAGAAGGGGAAGCTGCACTGCCCCTTACAAAATATTTTAAAGTGGCAAATCCTTTTGATAATCCTGCAATATTTGATGATCCATATGTATATGATCAGACTCAACCAGCCCCACAACCAAATCCTCAACCACAACCTAGTGGAGATGATGGTAAAGGTAAAAGTGAGACTGATAAGAATACTAAGGAAGCTAAAGATAAAGCTAAACAAGATCCTAAAGCTAGTAAGTCTAATGATCCTGACAGTGCATTATCTGGTATTAAAGATTCATTCTTAAAAATGGTTGGTGTAGATCCAGCCAAATATAAGAAAGCTCAAGAGGAATCTAGACGTAGAGCTGATAGTCTCTATGCTGAAATTGTAACTGGTACCAATGCATCATATGTATATGGTACTAAGACTGGTAATGGTCTTAGATTTACTGAACGTGAATTATCTACAGTTATGGGTATGCCATATCAATGGATGGAAAACGTAGATAATCGTATACCAGATCTTGGTGGGTTTGGTAGAAAATTCCATGAAAAGATTCTATCTAAAATGCCTCTATTAGTTCTCACTCCAGGTATACCAGATTTTATGGCTGGTTATGCTGATGAGAAACGTAAAACGGTATTAAATTCACTACTAGGTGCAGTTAGTGGTCAATCTATTGATAGTATGGCTAACTCAACTGATAATGAAATGAGATATTATACTCTACAATTTGAAGCTGAAGACTATTATAGATACGTAAACTCTATGTGTACTGCATTATCAGTATTCTTGAATATTAATAATGAATTATATAATGGTGAGCCAATTGGCAGCATTAACTGGTTTGATAGATCTAAAAACCAAATTGCGCATAACTATTCATACTATGGTGGCGTAGGTTTATATCTAAACTCTGAAACACAAATCTCAGAGAACTTCGGTAATGATACTGCAAGAAGTATCTTGGCAGATAAGATCAACAGTATGTCTGATATTGGTCGTGAAGTACAATTCTTGACTGGTATTAGTGGTTTTGATGTTGATTTATTCGCTGGTAAAGAACTTAATAAGAATGCAGCTAATACTGAATCTATGACTAAAACTGGTGGTCTTGGTACTATGAAAGGATTCATGGGAATGATCATGAATGGTGCTAAGACTGTATTTGCTGGTGGTAAATTAGAGTTCCCAGAATTATGGGCAGATTCTTCATACTCCAGTAGTTACTCTATTAGTCTTAAACTAGTATCTCCTGATTATGATAGACGTTCTTGGTATATTAATATCGGTGTACCATTGATGCATTTGATTGCTATGTGCGCACCACGTCAAGTATCACCAAATGGATATGTATCTCCGTTCTTAGTTAGAGCATTCTATCGTGGATTCTTTAATATTGATATGGGTCTAATGTCCATGTCAGTCCAAAAAGGATCCGAAGGTGGTTGGACAGTTGATGGTTTACCTACAACTGTAGATGTAAGTATAGAAATCAAAGACTTGTATAGTAAACTTTCTATCTCATCTGAACGTATTCTTGGTAAAGGTGCAAGTCAAACATTTGGTAATGTTGGATTGATTACATATCTAGCTAATATGGCTGGTGTAAATACTAATGAACCTGACATTATTCGTACTGCTCGTTTATTCTTAGCATTGAAAGAGCAAACAATTGTTAACTTCCCTAACTCTATTCAAACTAAGATTAGTAATAGTATTGCTAATATTATCACTAACCGTGTATTCGGTAAAGGCTAAATTTATATACTAATAAAAACATTGACTTAAGGTACTTTAAGTACCTTAAGTCTTTATTTTTGAGGTGATCTTATGAAAAACCGTAAACAGAAATTCTATGAATACGAAGAGAAGTATGGTAATATACCAGAAGGCTTCCAAGAACGATTAGAATGGATGTATGAGAAATATAAATTAACTCCTGCTAAACAGCAAGAGATTCTAGCTAAACGAGATCTAATGTTAAATACATTAGACTTTGTAGATATTAAAGTAGTCCTATTTGAAGAACCTGAAGGATCTCCACGTCCTCGATTTAGAATTGTTAATAGATATAACTTAGCTAATATGGCTATGGCTAATTCCCAGTTTGTTCATGTATACTCTATCACTGGTAAAGAAGATAATGTATTCATGAAACGTCTACTAGATAGTGGTGAACTTAATCAAGTACAGCAAATGCTTTATACTCCATGTGATGTAGAATTCAATGCATTTGTAAAGACACCATCTTCTTTCAATACTGTAGATACTTTCCTAGCAGAGATTGGTTTGATTAGACCAACTAATAAACCTGACTGGGATAATATCGGTAAGAAGTATTCTGATATGTTTAACTCTAATATATGGTTAGATGATACTCTAGTGATAGATGGTACAGTTAGAAAATATTATTCTATTAAACCTAGAGTGGAAGTTCATCTTAAGTATATGAATA